AATTGCATTTTGTTCCACCAACCCTCTAAATCATGTTCTGGAAATTGTTTTACATATAGTCTACCACCATCTAACATCTTTTGCATTTTGACATGGTCGGTAAATACATAGAAGTTTATTAAATGTGTGGTGTTTCTTGAAACCATGTTGTAGAGTTTTTGAACATACTCTACTGAATATTTTGAACCATAACAAACACAAGCAAAATTATACATTACATTCCTAACCAATTAAATACAGCTCTCAAACTTAAAAACATATACATTAATTCCATAATCATTCTTGGCCAGTCTTTATCTTTATAACCAAACCATACCCACATAACACAAGCAATTACACTTAAAGACCAACCAATCCATTGAGTGGAGATATTAGCACTTGATAAGATAGCAACACTACTAACGGCAAGTAATAAACCAAACCATCTAAATTTGTTCTTGAAGAACCTTGAAGGCGATACCATCTTTAATCTCCTGTATTGTAAATTGGTTGTCAGCAACCATCTTAATCCATTCATTAATGGTCTTATGACCTGGTCGCATAGGTTTATTTATTTTAGCAATATCTCTTGTGGTAATAAAACTTGCGATATGTCGTTGATGTGTGATTGCTGGAACCATGTTCATTATACTATCTACGGCTGATAATGACATATTAGTTACAACACAATGACAATCTTTTAAATCATCTTTTATATCTGTATTCCAAAACTCATTTCCGGGTCTTGGTTTATTTCTAAACTTAATTGGTCTATCTGTATATTTTCTAATTTCTTCACTTACTTGTCTTACCCATTCGTCTTGTGATATACCATTGATATGATGTGTAACTGTAGGTGAAGAAGGACATAGTAATATATGATTTGTTTCACCTGTCAACCAACCTTTAAATTCAACATCAATACCTTGGTGTGCCAACTTTGTTACTCTTGTACCATCGCCAACTTTACCTCTTATTGTGTGTATATTACCTTTACAGATTCTAAAGTATGTGGTGTCGTAATTGTTAATAATTGGTTCAGGATATCTAGTAATCTGTTCAGTAAGATAACCTACATCAACATACCACCATTCTTCATTCTTTCTGATACATTCAGCAATCTCTGGTATATTCTTACCTGCCAATCCCCAAAAGAAATGGATAGGCCTATCGCTGTCTTTCCAACCCTTTTCTATTGCTGGCCAGATTTGGTGGGATAAACATTTATCCCATGCTATTTTATGTGTTATTATTGCCATTCTGTAATCTATCAATTGTTCTTTTTGCTAAACCATTTCTAATTTCAGTTTCAATAAATTGATTTGCTAATAAACTATCTATCCAATCAGTTGTTAAATCATAATCTAGTTTATAATCTTTCTCCATATCATTATAATTAATAGAAATAGGTTTACACATACTAAAATCTTCACATATTACAGGTATGCCTCTAATTTGTGCTTGAATACCTACAGCTGATTGTAAAGTAATAACTATATGAGCTTGGTCTAAATCTTCTTGTAATGGTTTTCTCGAATCTTTATCTCTAAAGATTACTTCTCTATCTGTATATTTTTGTAGTTTCATTCTTAAATCTAGTTTCCAAGATTTCAAGCTTTCTATATTATAAAATCTACAAACTGCGTCTGTTGGTGTCGCAACTAATATCTTTCTACCAATTCTATTATTTGTAATATTTGGTATTTTGTGTTTATATTTTTTAATTCTATTACGGTCTTCTTGTTCTAATTTAGTTATGTAATTAAGACTTTCATTGTTTTTAGTGATACGGTATATTCTATGACCTATTTGTGAATTTGGTTTATGTTGATGTGCTTTGAAGAAATAGGCATGGTCAAAATAGTAATAATCTATACCTAACCTTTTACAGTTCCACAATATTTTTTCTGCACCTCTTAAAATGCCAAATACTACAGTTGGTGGTTTATTGTATATCCATTTATTGTGATTATAACCATACCAATTTGTCAGTTCATACTTATCAACTGCGTTTTTACCCTCAGGTAATATAGGGTTGAACCACCTGCCACGACCACTCAAAACAAACGGCTTGATTATTTCATCTGTAACTTTTCTTGTGCCAAAACCTACGAGTCTTTCATAACTCATTACATCATCCTATCAACATTGACTCTTTGTAGTTATAAAACCAATCTTGTGAATAATCTACATCTTTATATTCTTCAAACCAAGGACCACCCTCAGTATAATGAACATTCTTTACATCTTCTTTGTGTTCATATTCACCTACTAGCCAGTTCCATTCTAAAGGTAATTCGCCAATCAAGTCTTCACTTTCTAACCACTTAAATTGGTGTAGTTCTAAACCACTTGCTTTGTTCACATAATCTGGTGTAAGTGTTGTACACTTCTTACAGTTCATTAACATAAAACTAGACCAGTTCTTTTTAGGATAAGCAGTTTGTACTTGACCTAAAAACTTTGTTTTTTCTTTAGGTGTATAGTTGTGTTTACAAACTTGAATTGCATATCTATCATCTCTCATTCGCCATAATTCAGCAATATCTTCAAACATTAACATATCGCAATCCATGAATAATGCCCAACCTTGATAATTCATAAGGTGAGGTATCATAAATCTACTAAATGAAAATTCTGTACTAGAGAGATTGTTTCTTTCTCTTACAAAATCATCTTTTAAATTATTTAAAGCAATTGGTGTAATTGCCACAGGCTTTGTGCTGTTTTGAATTATACTATGTGATAGTACATTAAAAGCAACTCTCTCTTTGTTATCGTATCCAATAAAAATATTAATCATTTTACCCTCGCTTCTGGACTTCGCATTAATTTTTTTCTTTTAGGACCTTTTATATGGTCGTAAACAGGTCCTAATATAGACCTAGCTTGAACATGACCCACTCTATCATCACCAATGTCGAAGTTTTGTGTGCCTTTTGCTTCAAATTCTTTTCGTACATAATCCCAAATATAACTATCGTGTACTTCTTTTAAATTGTATAGACCATTAGTATCGTATAATTCTTTCATTCTAAGAGCATATGATACTGTGTCTTTATGCCTTGTGTTAAAATACAAAAAACCACATTCACTATATTGTTTACCACGACCAAGATATGTCATCATACTATTGTCTCTATGAATATGTTTTTTAATCCAATCTTCATCTATAGTCTTGTAAAAAACACTATCTGCGTCTATACAAATTAGACCATCATAGTCTTCATTATTAATTAACATATCTGTATATGCATAAACTTTATATGAAAATCTTACTGCGTCTTGTAAAAAACCAGCAGGTGTATCTGGTACAGGTCTATCTTTATTTCTATTTACAAATTCCTCACAACTAGGTATTTCATCAAAGGTGCTTCTTACAATAATATTTTGATTAGGTATATCTAACATATCTTCACTATAAACTGTTAAATGAAATGGCCAATTATAAGTCTCAAAAAATTTATAACCATATTGTTTATACAGTTTCTTATTTAATGTAGTTACAACACCTATGTTCATCTTTTAAATACCGTATCTTTCTTATGTCTACCAACTTCTCTATAATGTAGATTTGATAAAAACCCTTTACACTTTTTATAATACTCTAATTCTTCAGGTGTTCGTGTAGGTAATTCTAAAGACACCACAGGATTAAAGTAATCTAAACACTCTAACGCACCTGATAAAAATTCATATTCGTGACCTTGTATATCAACCTTGATAAAATCTATGTGACTAAATTGTTCTCTATAATTATCTAGTATTTTAATATCAACATATTCAACTATATTACTTGCACTTTCAAATCCCTCTACAAATGAAGCACCACCTGAATTATCTATGCCCTTATAGATTTTTACATTCTCTGCTTGTTTGTTAGATAAACCGACTTCTTCTAAATGCCAATTATCAAAGTCTTTCATATTATCTTTGTAACATTCTATAATGTCGGTAACAGGTTCAAATGCCCATACATTTTTAAACTTTCTACACATATCTTTTGACCAGAAACCAACATTAGCTCCAACATCAATTGCAAAATCAAAATTATCTACAAACTGTAATACATAATCTCTATGTGATTGTTGATATGTAAACTCATTGTTTACTTCTATCAACATACCATCAAAGTGTGTATCATAATCTGGTAATGACCAACCTTTAACTGTTTTCATGGCCAACCTTTTGTATAAAATAACTATCTGCAATATCTGATAAAGGATTACCTACTTTTTCTGTATCAAATATTTTTTTCAAATCAATGGTAGTTTCTTTCACAAATGCCTCGTACATCATGTCTTTATCTGCGTTGCCTTTACCTGTCGCACCTTTTTTAACCACACTCGGTACAATAGTTTCGTAAGGTATTTTTGCCTCTTGTAATCTGTATTTAAGTATTCCACAGTTCTCGGCAATTTGAAAAATACCTTGGCCTTTTGAACCAAAGGAGTAGCCTTCGATAAAAATGATTGGATTAATAAGACCAGAGATATGGTCAAAAATGAAGTCAGAGATGTAAGTAAATCTTCTAATTGGCGTATCGTATTCTTTATGTTCATAACCTATAATATCCTCACTCATTTTACCAATATATTTTTTCTTATTGGTCAAATAATAAAACATTAAAACATCTGAATTATCAATATTAATACAAATCGCCGGACTTGTTAAACTATAATCAATTCCAACTATCGTCTTCGTTACTATCGTTGACCCATTCGATTTCATCTTCTTCATTGTCTACCTCATATCCACAAAATGGGCATGTAAGAGGCTCTAAATCTTGCTCTTCAATATCCCATTGTACGGTATATTTAGTCTCGCATGAGGAACAGGTCTTTTTTCTTTTTTCTATCATTATAGTTTAAATGTTTTGAATTGGTCTTTTTTAACATCTTGTTTAATACCACCAATTACATATGACTCAATTTCTGTTTCTTGTGGAGCGTTTTGTGTACCCTTTGAATTCAACCAATGGTCTACCCACGGCAGAGGATTTGTTTTTTGTTCGTACTTCGGTTCTAGGCCTATACTTTTCATCCTTCGGTTTGCCATGTACTCTACAAATTGGTGTAACAGTTTTTCTGATAATCCAATCATACTTCCTTGAGAAAATAGATGTGTCGCCCAACGCTTTTCCTCCTGCAATGCGTTATCATACATTTTGTAAACTTCTTGTTCACATTCTTTTCTAATCTTCAACATATCTTTATCATCATTACGGTCATGCCAGTTATTAATAACTGTTTGTGACATTGCAAGGTGTTGACTTTCATCTCTTGCAATAAAAGAAATAATCTT